AACAGAGGCGACGCAACCAGCGTGTAGTTCTGGGTGATCTGGTACAATGTACCATCCCCAGCCGCAGGCGCGAGCTTGTAAACGCGTTGGATGAGAGCCCGGTACGCTGTGGTAGCACGGAGATCGTGCTTAACGGTGATCAAGGAGTTAGCAGCAGAAGCTGCCGCATCCTCGATGTAGTCACCGATCACAGAGCGGTTGTCGGGACGTTGTGACCGGAAAGAAAATATCCGGTCGGCAGTGCCGTCGTTGATAGTCATCGGATTGCTAAAGAGGCCCATGGTCTTTGTTTCCTTCCAATTTATATATGTTTAAAGCGTTTTACGTCCGCGTATGACGCCCCACTCCTTTTGGAAGGGAATGAGGATTCGGAGTCTTAACTTTCTTAGCCCCAAAAACACCTTGCGAGCGCCACCATATTCAAGGCTTGCTTCACCGACGGCATTTTGAGCCGAGGCAAAGCCATGCCCTTTCTGGGCGGAACCACGCGGCGTTCGTAGAGAGTCCCCTCGTAAGCACAGATAACATCTCGATCGAGGGCCGGTTTGCCGTTGATGATCACGACCCACCGGTACTTAGCGTCGCAAGACCCGTTGAAGAGTAGGCCAGATTTTACTCTGACCAGTCTCGATTCGCAGTACTGAGACATGCTCAATAGTACGTTCGGGTCCGTCGCCATTCGATTGATAGCGTCACCGATTCCAATGAAGTAATCGATAAGGAACGAGAATGGAATCGCGTTCCACACTACCCCCGCGTTCAACTCGAGTCCGTAGTAACGCTTGAGAGCGTCAGTAAGCCCACGTGTTTTATAATCGTACGTGAACTCCATGGTCGCGGTAAAATTGTCGACCAGATCAGTCCCTTTTTGCTGCCATTGAGACCATTTGCTAAATGGCGTGAGAGACTTCTCCTCTCGGATGTTTTCCGAGTAGTGTCGCCGATTAGGAGATTTTCCCTTTTCAGCGAACCGATGCTGTACGTCACTTACTAGGTTTTGTAGCTGACCATGCAGATTCATCAAGTCTTTCACCGTTGGATCAATGGCAAAATGCTTAATGAGGATGGCCTCGGACGCAAGTCTAGTGGCTGCATTGGCCGTACTCACAACCCTACTCACTGTAGAGCCATTTCGTACAGCTCGGTCTGCGTTCCTGATCATGGATTTAGCACGTTTTAACGATCCCTCTATTTGAGAAGGACGTAGTGCAGAAATCCCCTTGGCGATGTTTTTGAAATCTTTGAGCTCGAAAAGAAAATTGAGCCCATCGAAATCGCCTTGGAAACGCGGTTGCAGTTCCCACCATGCGCGGGACGAAGCTGTTGCGGACTCTGACCAATCGATAAGCTCAGGGACGGTTGGCACTGATGTGCCCGTAGGTAACCCAAATCTACAGAACGGGTAACCGACGGAGCTATTATTGTAATAGCCCTGCCAGTATCCTACAGGATACGCCTTTAATCTGAGCTTCTGGTTCCTGCAATAATTAAAATACGGAACCGGTCGAACGTCAGAATCGAAAATCTGGTACCCCAGTGTACTAGGAACCCCCGAGACAGTATTGCCTCTAGATCCCATTCCACTGAAGTATAAAGGGTATGCTGTGGTATAGTCCCCAAGTCCAACCCAACGTGGGTCGGAGGGATATACCAAGTAATTGGACGCATGATACAACAAATCGTCCGGTACCCCCAAATCTCTCTCAAGCAACTGCTCCTGGTGTTTCATGACGACACACAACTCCTTTCTACATTTAGGTGTATAGGGAAAGTTAGTCGGCCACCCACA